GCGCTCGGACAAACGACTTTTTACGTCGCCTCCGGTTTGGTGAGAATAGTTCCGAAAACTGTTCTTACGCTAACTCGATTATTTATCGAGCTTCGCGGAAAATCCAAATCGTTCTAGGTGACGTAACGGGTCGCGTGTTCGAACACTGCGACTTCGGTCCAGGAGCAACGAGTCACGCCACAGGAATGGAAGTGTCGAAATATAATAAATTCGATATTTTTGGTGGAGTTTCCCACAGAGCCCTACATCACGCGATTTCTGTTGTCGCGTCATGCCCTCAGTGGACAAAGCATGTCACTGGGATTACAGCCGTCGGACCCTTTAGTCCCCTTCCGGGGTGGTTCGACATTGAAGACTGTAATAGGGTAACCTTTGTACCGAAAGACGCACAGACTGATCGCGCTATTGCTATCGAACCGCACCTTAATATCTTCCTCCAAAAGGGAGTGGGACGGTTTATTCGCGAGCGCTTCATTCGTGCTGCAGGCCAAGACCTGTCAGACCAAACTGTGAATCAAGCTTATGCACGTCAGGGTAGTATTGATGGATCGCTTGCGACCATTGATCTCTCTAGTGCCAGTGACACTATGTCAGTCGAGCTCGTGAGAGCCCTTATGACTGATGAATGGTTTGATCTCTTGGATTCCCTTAGGTCCCACTACTTCGAATTGGATAAAGAGGTCTTTCGAGCCTCAAAATTTAGTTCAATGGGTAATGGGTTTACGTTCGAACTTGAGAGCCTTATCTTTTGGGCTATCTGTTCAGCGACGCTAGATCATTTCAATCTAAAGGGAGTCGTGAGTGTCTTTGGAGACGACATCGTCGTTCCTACTGATGCTTACGATCATGTACTACGTAGTCTTGAAATCCTTGGCTTTACACCAAATCCCAATAAGAGCTTCGGTTCCGGACCCTTCCGGGAAAGTTGCGGGAAAGACTACTATAACGGTATTGACGTACGGCCCTTTTTCCTAAAGGTCCCACCCCACAATGTACAAGCACTTTACGTTATTGCTAACGCAACTCGTCGTCTGGCTAGCCAGTTCGGTCACAATAGCTATTGTGACCGCCGGTTTCTTCCTAGTTATCGCGTCGTTCGTTCCTGGATTCCAAAGCATCTTGAATGCCTTGGGCCTATGGAACGTGGTGACAC